TTTCTTGTACTGGATGTTTACCAGAAAAAATATCTTTTACTCTTTGTATTTTTAAATCTGCTAATGGGTCAAATTCATCAGGCGCAGGTTCAGCTACAGGTGTTAGTTCAGCTACAGGTGTTGGTTTATCTAATTCATTTAAAATTAAATTATCTAATTGTTCATCAACATATTCGTTGTATTCTTTTACTGATTCGGGTGTGGGACTTTTTAACATTGTTGACATTTTTTCTTTTCCTTCAGAATCAACTAAAGGATTACTTTCAACAATAGCATCTATCTCTTCATTAGAGTTTTGCTTACGAGTTCTATTCGCATCACCAAGTGTATATGGCATAGAAGCCAACCCGGATACTCCACCATCCATTATACCGCCAACAATAGTGGATAAAAGCACACCATCTCTTAAATTAACATCATCACCAAAAGCTAAATCAACAACATTAGCACCAAACTGAGATGTGCCTTCCGATATACTACCTCTAGCAACTGCTGTTAATAATTCTTTTTTAACATTATTTGATATTTGTTTTTTAGTTATATCGCTTAAAATTTTGCCAGTACCTATGCGTTCAGTTACAGCTTCTATTGTAGCAGTAACCATAGGGTCAAGAACTTTACGCTCTAGTGATGTTTCCTCTCCTAAATCAGCTCGTTCAATAGTTGCTGATCTACCAGCTTGAAATGCAATACCAGCCGCAGGACTAAGCCCTAAAGATATACCTATCTGAGCTGCTAACGCTGGAGTTTCAAAAGCTATAGCATTACCAACAATTTTTGCAATAGACTCAGCATCACCATCTTTAAATGCTTCTTCGATTGTTTTACTGCCTTGATATTTAGCCTGTATTTTTTCAGACTTAGCTATTTGCTCTTTACCAAACTCAGAGGCTTTAACAGATAAATCAGGAATAAATTCTTCGGCTTTTTTTACAACCCCATCAGACCAATTTAATGGGTCAATTAAAATATTTTCTTTTTTTAAATCTTTTATTTTTTTAAAGTTTTCTATTCCTTCTTCTGAAACTCCTGCAAAACGCCAAACACTTTCTTCGAACTTAGTCATTAATTGATTTGCCTCTTTTATCATTTGAGGCATTTGTGCTGGTATATTAGCTAATTGATATGCAAAGTTTTTTAGTACATTTTCGCTGTATCTCATAGCTTTATTATAAGAATTAGCAAAACTTGGAGTGGCTTTATCGCCATACTCAAAACGTATTTGTTCTTTTAGTTCTATATCAGAAAAATTTTCTCCAAATTTATTATTGTAATAAGCTCTTGAAGTTTCCAAATCAATATCATTAGTGCTTAATATTCCATCAATAAAATTAACTTGTTCTGCATCAGCATTATAACCAATACCTTTATCAAGTATTTCATTGGCTTTATATGGATTAGCTGTAAGTGTAGATTCTTGTTGAAATTGATTTTTTAACTTTGCTGAAGATGGGTCAAAAGTTGTTTGTGTTTTTAATTGTGCAGAAGATGGATTAAAAGCCATTATTTTATCTCCACAAATGTACCATTTTCATATCTTGCTTCATTGCCAAGATTATCTACATATATTTTTCCTTCTATAAATTTTTGCGATTTTGCAGGTAAAACTTTTTGTTGTGGAGCTGTAATTTTTTGCGATAGATTTATTGCTGACCCAGTTAATATTTTAGATTTAATTTCTTTTACTTGTTCAGGGGTAGCATTTGGATTATTATTATAAGAAATAATTAGTTGTGCTATTTGATCTTGAATTGTTTGAGCATAATTATCTTCAGATAAATACTTAGATGATTCTATAATTTCTTTATGAACTCCAGCAACCCAACCATTATACGGTGCAACAACTGTTTCTTTAGGGATTCCAGCTATTCCATATTCCCATCCACCAAATTTTTCATAAGCTAAAGTAGCATTAGTTTGCACATATTCACTAGCAATAATAGCAGCAAGTTCACGCAATTCTTCACCATATTTGCCGCCCTTTGATTCTGCTAGTTTTAAAACATCAATATAAGTTGTTGGCGAAGTAGGAATAGTAGATATTAAGTCCATTATTTCTTTTATATTTTTATCTTCTGCTGCTACATTATTTAAAGAATTTTGCAAAGTACTAACAATTAAATCTGTATTTTCTTGTCCGTATTTTGTTATTGCTGAATCAACCCACCCTAAATCCATTTTACCTGTTGCAAAATCTAATCTAATTTTATTTTCTAAAACTTGAGCATCTTGTGCTTGTTGAGCTGCTGCATTACCAACATTAAATGTTAATGATCCCATTAATGCTAATTTACTTTTTTCATCTATTGATTTATTTTCATCAATATCCTTAATAAGATTATTAATTCCATCAATATACTGGTTGGGAGTAATTTGATTGTTTTTTAATTGATTAGAAAATGTAGCACTTTCCATATTATAAATGCCATAAGCTATAGATGATTGTGCTTTTTCAATTACACCGGGCTTTGTAGTACGTTTTAAATCATTAAAAATTTGATTTGCTTCTTCAGTTAATATATTATATTCATCTAAATTGCCAAGTTTTTTAGCTTGATATGCTGCATAAGTTTTTGCTTCTGCTGACTGTTGTAAATTATAATTACTTTCTTCTGTTTGGCGTTGGATAAGACCCAAACGTTCGGAGGCATTTACCTTCTTACTAAAGTTTGCTACATCTGGTTCAATCTGCTGACGAGCCAGCCCAGAAAAGCCCTGATCTGATACCCACTTTTCAAACGCCATTTGCTCTGGAATTACAACTTTGTCATAAAGTTCAGTAGCTTTCAAACCACCTTGAAGCAAACCCTGTTGCTTTTTAACCTCTAACTCGTTTGCCCACTCCTGCTTGTAGGCTTCATACTTAGCTACCTCTCCCTTAGCTTTGTGTTCAAAAAAATCAACTGCGGCATCACCTAATGCACCAACCGCATCACCAATAACTTTATCCTGTAAACCAGCTTCTTGAATCATTGCACTAGCCAATCCACCGCCAATAGCTTGGGTTCCTGTTTGAGCTGATACCCCTACTTGTGGTTCATATCTTTTAAGTGAAATAGCCATTACTCATCTCCAGTTTTGGGTTTAGCTAACGTAGGTATAAACGGCTGAACCGCACCTAAAACGCCGCCAATCATAGCTTGACGACCTTGCGCTTTGTATGCTGATGCCTGTGCCTCCGCTCCCATTCTAGCCATTTGCGCCTGTGTTTCCCCGCTAATTCGTGCAATGTCTTGTTGACGTTCTAACTCTAATAAATCTAACTGCATTTCTTTAGCAGATTCAATTAAACTTAGCAAGTCAGTTCCAAATACTAATCCACCACGAGCTGCAATGCTCATACGTTGAGTACTTTTAAACTCACGTTGTTGTTTTATTAATCTTTTAGATGTAAATTCTATAGCGTCTTGTTCAGCCTCAGCCTGTCTTTGTGCAACCTTAGCATTGTACTCACCAATCTGCTTGGCTTTTCTAGCTTGTTTTTTAGCAGCACTTCTTCCAAATAAACCTCCAATTAATGAAGTAGCTGCCATTACTCCTAATCCTACAGGACTAAATGCACCTGCCGCTTTTGTTCCCGCTACCGCTTCTGCCGCCATTACGCACCCTCCGCATTAACGTGCGTTGCTATGCTTAATACCGTCATTGGGTATGGTAAGTCCTGCCGCACTTCTATTAGTTTTTCACGCTCATAATCTGACCCCACAAAGAATCTCTGTTGTCCAGTTTTTAAATCAATAACCTGCCCGGATGAATCTTGTGTATCTGCTACAGGGAATGTTGTTAGTTGTCTACCAGCTTCACCAACCTTAGCACCCTTAGTTTTAAAGAACCGTACAATAATCTTAGCTACAGCTTTGACCCGGCTTTGTGATAACTTATTGACAAGGCTGGGTTCGATAGGCATAGGACGCAATGTAGAGGTGTAGGGTAACCCAACCAGTAAAGTGTTGTAGTAGTCGGTTGTTGTAACTGTATTGCTAGATACCGTATCTTCTTTAACAAAAGAACCATCTCCAATAATCTGAACTGTTTTGTTTTCTATGTTATTAAGTCCCGTTACCTGATTGAATACCTGATGAAAATCAACACCAAAAGGTGTGGTCAAAATATTTGTAAAGTTAGCAGAACTAAATGTATAAGTAATTCCAACCTGAAACGCATTCCAACTAGCTTCCCACGGTGCTACATATGGAAGACTAGAGCTAGTAAAATTAGCACTGTCGGCAAAAGCGGGTACATTGTTTCCATAAAACAGCCATTGATTTGTACTATCACTTTCAAACTGTGCTTCAAAGTAAGCATCTGGATTTGTTGTGTTAGTCCAAAGTCCATTGTTATATTTATATGTACCCGTTAAGTTAGCATCAGCTAATGTCGTTGTTCCTCCTGTATCTACAACATCAAAAGTATCGCCAATTTGTGGGTTGTATATGATATAATCATTTGTAGCCGCTTGTTTTACCTTAAATGTTGTAGCATCTTTATCTGAAACTTTATATGCAGTTCGGTTTGCAGAAAACTTAACAAACTCACCATCAAGCAAAGTGTGTCCACCAGTAGTAATTGTAACTTCTTTACTAGAGTTTAATGAAACGCCAGTAACATTTACAGCCGCTCCACCCTCCAAACGCTTACCAGAATCTACATACCAATCTAAATCCTTGCGAGGATGAAACTTCTCAATGCAGTATTTGCTATCTCGTTTTACACAAGCCCATACAGTATCCTCACCACCGTTATGAATGGATGCCGCACTATAATACTCACCGTCAGTATTTATTCTAGCCCACCCACGAACTTGTTGACCCCGCTCATAGGTTAATACGCAAGCCTCACCGTTTTCTTTTATGCACCAAATAAACTGGTTAGGTTGCTTTTGAACAAACATCTCAGTAATACCAGAATCAGTAATGTCTTCGCTGATTAGGTTAAGATCGTTACCAACAAAGGTATCCTCACCCTGCGAGTAAACCAACTCACGCAACTTGAGTCCGTCACGTTGCACATATACAATAACATCGTTAGCTACTTCAGCTTGTAATGCTGCGGAGCCATATGCGTTTTCTATCAATGTAGTAATGTTGTTTTGTGTGATTAAAGAGTCACGGTCTGCCGAGCGAATAGATACTGCTGTGCCTGCTGTACCCAAGAATAAGTAACGTTTACTCTCTAGCCACTTGGGTTCTTCTGGTGAATCAATTGTACGCTTAATGGCATCAGTCGATAGCGTGCCGGGTAGGAAGTTAAATATCTCACCAAATACAGAAGCAAAAATATCTGCTGGTTGGTCTTTAGAACCTGCTAACCACAGTCTGTTTTCAAAAAATTCAGAGGCGGGGCAGAACCCACGGTAGGTAGAAAATGCACCTTCAGACCAATGCAGGGTAGCATCAGGGTCAGCTTGACCTCCTTGTATTTGTGATACTATTGTAGCTGTTGCAGTATTTGGATTTGCAGATTCATCTACTGCTGTAATTTTTACTATACCTTTGTGATAAATATTATCCGATTCAAGACTAAATTTAAAAGAACCTGCAGGAGTAGCAAGAACCCATTTTACTCTAAGTTCAGTATTAGCACCTTCTGGATGATCGGAAGCATATTTAAAGTTTCTTGATACACCAGTGCTAGTATCACCTATAACAATATAATCAACATAGCCACCACCATTAATCTGTCTTTGTATTACAACAGAACCATTCCAAGTATCATCAGTTTCAAAAGACCAATTAGAAAAACTAACATCTAAACTAGAACTATTTGCATCTTCACCATTAGTTGTTCTTGTATCAGATATTTCTTTTTTGTCTGCTGCACGAATATGATCGATAGCCCAATTTGAATCAACGTGACCTGCAAAAAATATTTCTGAACTTGGAGTTAAAGTTACAACACCAGAATATTGATTTCCAGAATTTAAAGTAGAAACATCAATAGTGGTAGATGTAATGTTTACTTCTTGCAAAGGAGGATAAACAAAAGAAATTTCTTCAATAGTAAATGTAGGAGTAATGGTTTCTCTTTTTAAGACTTGAGTTTTTTTTGTAGGACAAGTAAGAATTAATGTATCGTACTTGCGGTTAAACTGAATCTGTCGTAGTTCTGTACTAGTATAAGCAGGTACAGTTCCTGTTACATTAACTACTTGGTCAACACCTGAGTCATCTGTGTAATGTACTTTAGCGTAACTTGTACCTAGCTCTATAACAAAACGAATGTCACTAGAAAAATCAAACTCAATCATACGAGCTGGGTTAGCACCATCAGTCCCCGCAAACTGCACAAACTCTGTACCAGCCCGACGTTCTACACCACCCTGTGGTAATACAAGAAAGTTGTCAAGATCACGACAACCAGTCTTATAAACTTCTAGGTCGCTACGACCATCCATCTTTCGGGATATTTCACCCGCATTGAACGCTTGTGTGTAATTAATAGCCATTATATTATTGGGGATTGGTTATAGCGTGAAAGTATAAAGTCGCTCTCTTCCATCTCCCAATACTTATTCTCTAACGTATCAACGCTACGGGCTTGTGGAAGTATTACGTTGTTGTATTCAGAAATTAAATTATTTTGCATTACTTGATCCAGCTGCATAGGAACAGCCAGCTTGATGGCTAGGTTCTGCACCACGGCTTGCGTCAGAAACGCGTCTAACGTGTTTACATCTTCAGGTAGGTGTACATAGCACAGGTAGACAGTTTCGTAGTCACAGAGGATTGTGCGCCCTTCTACGACCCATTCTGTTCTATCGTCGTAGCCTTCCTTCTGGTCGTACACATTAATAACCCGTACGCAGTCGTTGGGTAGTTGGTATTTGTATTCAAACTTAAATGCAGGTTCTTCTGTGAGCCGCACAAGTTTCGCACGTTTTAATGCACTATTCCAGCGGTATGTTCTAAGGACTTCAGATAACGCTTGGTTAAAAAAGATATTACAGAGCTTTGCACTCTGAACAACAGCCTCTTGGTCGTTTTGATTTATGTCGAGGGAGGCAATGGTATCCGCTCCAATCTTGAGCAGTGCGTGATTACAGATTTCTACCTTGGTCATACTACCTCCAAAAAAAATAAAATGGGGGGCTTACATCGACAGAGAAGGTTGCCGAAAGCCCCCAAGTTTAATTATGCTTCAGAAACTTGAATCTGAACAACCTTATCTTCTTCCATACGAACAGACCCGCAACGCAT